GCAAATTTGTTTCACCCCAAACGGTAATAAACGCGCTAAAATTATTTAATCAAGAATTGGTATCAGGGTGACATCATGGCCACACCGAATTACACACCAATCCAGCTTTATCGGACTAACACCGCCTCCACAACAGCACCTGCTGCAGGCAACTTAAATGCAGGCGAGCTTGCTATCAATTACCACGACAGTGGGATGGCACTCTATGCGAAGAACTCTTCAGGCACTGTTAAAAAGCTCATCAACAACCCAGCAGGGCTAACGTATCCGGCGGCTGATGGGGCTGCATACCAAAACATTCAAACTGATGGCTCTGGCACGATGTCCTTTGCGCCCTCAGCCTCATCAGTTTTAACGGCCCAAGGTGACCTGCTTTACGCATCTGGCGCTAATACCTTAGCAAGGCTTGCCAAGAGCACCACAGCCACGCGTTACCTCTCCAATACCGGCACCAATAACAATCCTGCCTGGGCGCAGGTTGACCTTACCAATGGCGTTACAGGAACCCTGCCTTATGGTAATGGCGGTACAGGTGTCACCGCTGCTGCAACTAACGGCCAATTGCTTATTGGTAATGGCTCAGGCTTTACCCTAGCCAATATTACGGTTAGCCCACCGCTAAGCATTTCTAATACGGCTGGGGGCATTGCACTTACTGCCTCAGGTCTTGGCACTGGCGACGTAATCGGGCCAACAAGCGCAACAGATCGTGCGATTGCCATTTACAACGGTACGGGCGGCAAGACCATTCAAGATTCAACCGCTACAGTGACTCCGGCGGGGTTCTTAACAGCCAATGGGCTGACGTTTCCCGCAGTTCAAGTTTCATCGGCAGATGCAAATACACTTGATGACTATGAAGAAGGAACTTGGACGCCAGAATATACAGGCATTGACATTCTTAATGGTGATGTAACTCCAGCCTATTTTCCGTCGTTCGGTCAAAGAGGTAGGTACGTAAAAATTGGTTCAGTAGTTTTTGTGTCTTGCAGAATCCTACTGTCTTCACTGACAGTTACCGGAGCGACAACAGGGGATCTGTATATTCAAGGTCTACCTTATGTACCAACAGCATTAAGCCCGGTTTTTACTCCAATGATAGCGGTTGGCATCTCAACCAATTGGTCTACTAATGCTCCATCATTTGGTTATTTCAGCACACTTAGCTGGACTTTGGCAACCGGATCAATTTCGCTACTTTACAAAACCGCTCCAAACGCATTGACATTTAGCACTATCACTAGTGCCACACTTACTTCAACCACCCAGGTTACGATAAGCGGCTTTTATTACACTGACACGTGAGGATTTTATGATTATTAAAGAAGTAATTATCGACAAGATTGAAGTCATTGAAAACGGCGGTGTGTTAATCCGAGAGGCAACACGCATCGTAGAAGATGGCAATGAAATCTCACGCTCTTATCATCGGTCATCATTGGCCCCTGGCGTTGATATTTCCAATCAAGATCCTCGTGTTCAGGCTATCTGCAATGTTGTCTGGACTCCCGAAGTGATTGCCGCATTTAATGCCCAACGTCAGGCCGCCTAATGAATTATGGACTCCATTGAGACGAGACATGCCGTGCTAGAAGCCAGGATGAGCGCTCATGAAAAGGAGTGCGCTAGCCGATATGAGGCAATCACTGCGCAGCTTGATAAAGGCGACAAGCGCATGACCAAGATTGAGTATTGGATCATTGCGGTGTTTGCTGCTGTGTTACTCGGTCCTGGTGCAGCGGCTGAGTTCGTTAAAAAGCTGTTAGGCATATGAACTGGAGTGACGTTCTCAAGGCAGTGATCCCTGTCATCGTTGCCTCACTGGCTTGGCTGCTTGGCCAAGTTGCCGACTTCTCTACCCGCCTAACGAAGATCGAAGGGTCTATGCCTGCTTTGATCACCAAAGAAGGTGTACCGACTGACTCACCCATATCAGCCGAAAAACGTGCGTTGCAAAAAGAGCAGTTGATGCAGCACATCAACGAGCTTCAGGTCAAGGTCAGGCTGCTTGAAGAGCGCGAAAAGATGGGGAAACGATAATGCTCGACATCATTGGCGGTGGTCTGTTTGGTACGATCTTCGGCGGTTTGTTTCGACTTGCGCCGGAGGTCTTAAAGTTCTTGGACCGCAAGAACGAGCGCCAGCATGAACTGTCTATGTTCAACCGCCAGTGTGAACTTGAGCAATTACGCGGCCAACAGAAACTAGCCGAAATCGGAGCCGAGCGTGACAAAGCAATTGATACTGGTGTCATGGCTGCATTTGAAGCAGCCATCAACTCACAGACCGAGATGGCTAAGGCTGCCGGTGGCTGGGTGGCGTCGCTTTCGGCTTCAGTCCGGCCGGTAGTTACGTATTGGATTTTGGCCATCTGGTCTGCTTCGCATATTTGGTTCGCGATTCTTGCTTCGCATGAGGGGCTCCCTGTGCAGGATGTGTTCAAGATGATTATGTCGCCTGACTTTGCGGCTCTTGTTTCGGGCACGTTTAATTATTGGTTTCTTGACCGCACCTTGAAGACTCGGGGCCTAGCATGAAACTTGACCTTGCGGCTGAGCTTTGCCGACGCTTTGAGGGGTTTTCCGCCCGGCCTTATCTCTGCCCGGCAGGGGTGTGGACCATTGGATACGGGTCAACGTATTATCAAAGCGGCGACCGTGTTACAAAAGATGATCCGCCGATAACCCGTGAGTATGCCGAGCAGCTCCTCATGCATGAGCTGGTGAATACCTACGCACCGGGGGTAGTAAGGCTCTGCCCGATACTGTTAACTTTAGCGATTGAGAAAAAAGATTGGAAAAAACTAAACGCTGTCGTAGATTTCTGCTATAATCTAGGGGTAGGACGCTTACAGACCTCCACTTTGAGGCGTAAAATAAACGCTCAAGACTGGGAAGGTGCAAAAGAGCAGCTCATGCTCTGGGTGCGCGGAGGGGGTAAGGTCCTGCGCGGTCTCGTTATCAGGCGTCAGGCCGAATGCAACTTGATGGGGTGATGAGTTATGAAAGAGGTATGGGAAAAACCACGGCCTAAATCACTCGGCAAATCTAAATCTTTAAGCCCGAATCAGAAACGAGCAGCCAAAGCTTTTGCCAAACGCACCGGAACCAAATACCCTTCGTTGGTAGCCAATATAGCCGGTGCTAAGGCTAAAAGGAGCTGGTGATGACCGTCGCCTATGCAATGACCTACGATAGTCTGGTGCTTGATATCCAGCAATACCTGGAGCGCACAGACGATGCCACCCTTGAGCGCATTCCGACGTTTATCGGTTTGGCTGAGCAGGTCATCGCGAGTCAGACTAAGTTTCTTGGAAACCTCACCGTTCAGTCTAACACGCTGACGGCCGCCAACCCCATTATTGACAAACCGGCTCGCTGGCACAAGACCGTTTCTATGAACATTACCGTAGCGGGCAAACGTTATCCGGTTCTGTTGAGAAAGTACGAGTACTTGCGTGAATACTGGCCCGACCCTACTCAGACGGGTGTTCCAAAGTTTTATTGTGACTACGACTACACGCATTGGTTCATTGCCCCAACGCCAACGCTTGCCTACAACTTTGAGGTCTTGTACTACGAGCGTGTTCAGCCGCTGAGTTCTGCCAATCAAACGAACTGGTTTACGGTATACGCACCCCAAGCACTCTTATATGGCTCGCTCTTGCAAGCAATGCCCTTCCTTAAGAACGACGAGCGCACTCCGTTATGGCAGGCTCAGTACGACGCCATCATTCAAACCCTCATGGCTGAAGACAAGCTGCGTATCGCAGATCGTCAGGCCATTGCCGCGGATAGTTAATCATGAGCTATGTAAGCCCCTTCACAGGCGACGTTGTACAGCCGACGGACGTTTCCTACGAGCAAATATCGCTGACAGGCAACTTACAGCTTGTTTGGCCTATTAATGGCAACCTGAGCACCGAAACACCGGCAGCACGCATCATGGACGTTACGTCCTCGGGTGCGTATGAACTTCGTATGCCACCTGCCAATCAGGTTTCGGTAGGCCAAGACGCTCTTATCCGTAACACGGGTGCCAATACCATCACGGTAAAGACTTACGATGGCAATAGCACGATCATTACGGTTGCTTCAGGTGTTGCCAAATACATCTACCTGACTGACAACAGCAACGTCTATGGCACTTGGGCGAATGTGCAGTTCGGCGCTGGCACCTCGTCAGCAGATGCTGCTACCCTGGCTGGTGCTGGACTTCTAGCAGTAGGCGCTACGCTCAATCAAAGCCATCCTGTTGCCTCAGTGGTTGCCAATCAGACCTTTGTTGATGGCGATCGTGCAAAGACTTATGTGTGGACCGGCGGTACCGCTACAACCACATTGCCGCTTGCAACAACAGTGGGCAATAACTGGTTCTTCCTGGTCAAAAACAGCGGCTCAGGCACCTTAACGGTTAGTGGCAATTCAGGCGAATTGATTGATGGCGCCTCAACAAAAGACTTCAACCCGAATGAGTCGGCCTTTATTGTCTGTACAGGTACGACCTTTGTGACGGTTGGCTTTGGTGTCAGTACGCAGTTTGAATTCTCAGCACTTACCAAGACTGTCACAACAGGCATTTACCCGCTGACTGCCAATGAAGCTTCCAATACGATCCAGATCTACAACGGCACCTTGACGGGTAATGTGACAATCATTGTTC